TGACACCACCGGCAATCAACCGCAGGCGTTGGCGCCGCCGCCCGGCCTGCTCCCCGGCACGCAGTGGCAGGCACCAAACAAAGCCGCGCCCCGATTTGAATGGCCGCAGAAACGCCTGGCCCGAGGCCACCATCTGCGCCGGCGTCACGCGCATGCCTTTCTCGCCCCGCCCACGCCTGCCACGCGCGGCGTTAAAGCCGGTGGGGATGGCGAGGAACTTCCGCCCGCCCTTGGCGCGGATCAGCGCGCCGCGCTCAAAAGCATCAATCACCTTGGGGACTTTGGTGAATACCAACCCGGCAGGCCGGAGAGATTGGCCCGTCCGAGGAAAAACGATGGACCGCCAGGCATTGGCGATGCCACGCGCATTGCCAGCAAAGGCGGTGGTGACCTGTTGGCGGAGTTCGGCTTTGACCTCGGCAGTCTCAGTGCGGATCGCCGCCATGGCGGCGCGTTCGCCCGCGCGTAGTTCTTCAGCCAGCATCTTGCGAAGATCACCGACCAGCTGCGCGCCAAGCCTCATGCCGTATGCCTATCGCTGGCAAAAGACGCGCCAGGCCGTGCCGCTGGCGTCGCGTTCGGCGTGGCGGACGGTGAGAACTTCGTCGCCAATCGAAAAACTGTCGCCCGCGGCAAGGTCAGGCAGAGTGGCGATGGCGAGGGAGAGAATATCGCTGGCGGAGATCACCTCCGTGCCAAAAGCATCCGCCATGCGGTCGGGCGAGGAACGCAGCACGCGCAGGCTGATCGGCGCGGCTGTGCCGCCCTGGCGATACTCAGCATCGCAGCCAAGATGTGGATCGGCGATAAGGTTTGCCATGGCGGTATCAAAGGCGCTCATCGCCTCAGCACCTCGACGATGCGCGGCAGCGTCTTTTCGGCGGAACGGCCAATGACGTAACCGCCAAGGCCGATCTCGACGATGTTCCAGAGCTTGAGCGCCTCGGCCTCACTGATCCCAGGCGCGGACCAGCCAAGCCAGCGAAGCACGATCAAGATGCCAAAGGTGATCATCATCAGCGGACGCCAGCATGCAGCGAGCCAATGTTCCGATTGGGCCTCGGTCTTGATGATATCGGCGGCCGCCTTTTCCAATTCGCCCGCGCGCGCAAGCAAGGCGGCGTTCAATTCCGCCTCGGCCTTTTGGCGCGCCTCGGCGTCGGGGAATAGGCGTTTCAGCGCATCGCCCAGGATCGGCACCAGCGCGGGGAGCAATGCGCCGATCATGGGTATTTCCCCCGATCCAATTCGAAATGTGGGCCGTCGGGGAAGCCTGGCCAATCACCGCCCCAGGTGATGGGCACACCGCATTGCCGCGCGGCGGCTTTCACGGCGCTGGCCAGTTGCGCGTACAACGGCCAGTCCCAACGGATTTCACCATTCTCCGGCACGCCATCGCCATCATCGAGCCAATAGCCGAGATCCACCGCATGGCCGGTCAGGTGACGGCTGTTCATGGTGCGCGATGCACCAAGCGCGACAAGCTTGGCTTGCCTTTCGCGGGAGCGCAGCCCCTCCAGCACGATGAAGGGTGCGGCCTTGCGCGCCTCAATCACCACGCGCACCAGATGGGGGTGTACGCCTTGCAGGCGCTCATGATCGCGCGGCAGCAGACTAGCCATGTTCACGCCCCCGCCGCCGGAACGCGGTTGAGCCAGACGCGCACCGTGGCATCGGCAGCAAGCGCGGCCTGGGTGGAGATGCCCACCTGGAAATTACCAGCGGCGGTCGCGGTAATGCGCCGGTTGGTATTGTCCCAGAACACGCGCACACCGGCGGCGATGGCCAGCGCTGGTTCCTTCGTGAGGTCGAACACGCCCATGGTCGCGGCCTCGATCATGGCGTTCTGCACGCCATCCACGGCGGCGACGCCGAACAGCGCACCGACCAGGACGCCCTGGCCGGCGGAAACCCCGGTCGCATAGGGCACGGCAATGGCCAGGCTATTGCCCGGCTGAATGAAGTTACGCATGGAAAGAACCTCCTGAAACGCAACAGGCGCCCCGAAGGACGCCCGTTGCGAGATTGCGATGATAAAAAAGGGTGATGCGGCTCAGGCGCCCGGATTGAACCAGGCCCCGCGCCAATCAATGGCACCGACGCCGAAGTCGAAGATCACGCTGACCTCAACCCCATCCACGCCGGAGACCGGACCAGTGGTGACTTGCGGTCCCTCGGCACCGTTCAGGTAGCCATAGACATAAACCGGCGCGGTGGGCGGGTCGGCAAAGAGGTACCAGCGATTATTCGGGATCAGCGGTTCAACCAGCGGCTGGACAAAGCCCGCATAGATATTGGCGTGGCTGATCTGCGTGGCACCGACACTCACCGTCAATTGCCGCGCGGGCAGTTCAAGGCTCGGGCCTACCAGCAGCTTCATGGCATTGCCGACGGAAATCGGCAGGCCATCCAGCGTCTTTTGCCGCAGGATCGCCGCGCGACCATTGGCAAGGTTGTTGATGTCCAGCGCACTGCCCGCCGCCGCCTTATTCAACCGGGCAGCAGCAGTGCCGAACACCGCAGCCGGGCCATTCGTCAGTGTCGGACCATCGCCATTCGCCTGATTGAGCAGCGCATAGGCCGTGACATTCTCGAAATCTGCCACGCGGCGGCCAATGGCGGCAGCGAAATCCGTGAAGGCCCCCAGGTCATCATTCACCAGCATTGGCCGCGTAACACGGATACGCCGGGCGAAGGTTTGCAGCAGGACGATTTCCTGGCTTTCCGACATGGTGCCAGCCTGGATTTCGCCGTTCTCCATTAGCGGCACGAGGGTCGGGAAATCACCAACACGCAGATGCCGGTGCGGCTTGAAGTCGCGAAAATCACGGCGGAGGAAGATCTGCCGATAGCTCGGCGCTGCCGGCTGATAGGCAGCGAGCAGCATTTTGTTTGCTGCAGCCGAGAGCAGCAGCGGAAAGTCGGAGGTGGTGTGAAAGGCACGTTCGGCCAACAGCGTCGGATTGCGCGGGACATTGCGTTCGCCGCGGACCCTCAGCAATTCGCCGATCATGTCCGAAGGCCGCCAGCCCATGAATTCAGCGTGGCGCCCCGCACCCTGCGGCTGGTAGCCGGGCATGCTGCGCGCGGCGAGCGCTTCCGCCATGGCGTCCAAGATTTCGGATGGCGAGTCATGCCCGGGCCCGGTTTCCGGTCGCGCGGGGATGGCGGGCGGTGCAGCGCTTTTCACCATGGCGTCGAACAGGGAACGGCGCGCCTGGTCCGGGTGCCAGCCACGCTCGACCGCCTCACGCCGGATATGTGCAGCGGTCTCGGTGCCGACCAGGGCGCGGGCGGCGTCAATGGCACCATCAATGCCGGAGATACGCTCACGCTCGGCGCGCTGTGCCTCACTGCGCAGTGCCTCAAGGTCAGGCGGTGTTTCCACCGTGGTGGTTGCGGGCGGCGACGCGGCAGGCGGCGCCGGAGGGGCTGCCGGGGTTTCCGGCGTCGTCTCGGTCATGGGGATTTCCTCATCAGGCAGGGCAGGTTCAATGGCGAAGGACGGCGCGCCCTGCGGCGCCGCGCCACGCACTTGCGCATCCCGATCAACGGGGATGGGCACGATGGAGATCTCGAAGGGTTCCCAATCGACGGCGCGGTAGATCATCTCACCGCTCACTGGATCGGGGCGCTGGTCATAGCGATGCACGCGATAGCCAATGCTGACCGCGCGCAACGTCCCATCGGCAATGCGCTGCCAGAGCGGTTCTACATCGGCAGCGCCAGAGAATTGCAGCCGCGCATGGCCGCGCCCGCCTTCAAGCCGCGCAGCTATCACACGGCCCAGCACATCGCGCGCATCGCTGCTGCGATGGGTGTTCAGCACCGGGGCATTGCCGGAGCCGAGCTGCGCCATGCGGACCGCATTGGGCGACATATCCAGTTCCTCGGTGATACCGCCGAGGGACGGGACAAAGTTGCGCGCCCGCGCGCCGGTGGACCAGACGACCTCCACCGTGCGTGCGGCACGATCCACGGTGGCGGGTGCTGTGATGGCGCGGCGGGCGGTGATCGATTGCCCATCGGTGGGAAGTCGATCGGGCAAAGCGGGATCAACAGGCGCGGGATCGCTCCCGCCCGGGTCGGTGGTTTCGGTCATGCGTGAGCCCTATGCTGTTTGGGTATCTGCCGGCGTTGGTGCCGCCGCCCCGGCCGCACCGGTGGCCGCGATTTCCACCGCCGCCATTTGCGCTGCGTCCTGCGCGCCGCCGGATTTGGCGACGCGCCTTGGATCGGTATCAAGCGAGATGCCAGCCGCATCCAGTGCCGCATTAGCTTCGCGGATCATCTCGACCGCCGAGCGGAAATCATAGCCAAAGGCACCGGCGGCTTCGGGCTGCGGCACAAAGCCGGCGCGCACCTGGGCGATCAAAGCCGTGGTGTCTTTCAGCGGATCAATCATCTCATGCGCTGGCGGCACATGCGCGACACCCTTGGGCATCACATCGCCCCAAAGCCCGACCAGCGCCCCTTGCGCATGAAAGCGCTCGGCGATTGGCCGCACCAACATCGGGATCAGCATGCCGTATTGCACCTGTTCGCAAA